AAAGGATATTTGGGAAAACAGGGAAGAAATTATAAAGATATTGGAAAATTATTTTGTAATTGAGCTAAAAAAACTTAAAAGTGTTGTATAATATATTTTGATAGGGAGGCACAATATGGCATTTGTAAGTAGCAAAAAAGGAAGGGAAATTGGCGACGAAGTTATCTTGAATAGAAAGCTTGAAGCCTGTTCGGGATATTTTGAAAAAGGAACAAAAGTAAAAATTTCTGCAATCGGTGAAAGAGGATATGATTTTACCGATGAATATGGAAATACTATTGGTGAATGTGGCTGGAATTGTTTTTAATTAAGTTTTTATAAGGAGTATCTATGAACGATTATATGATCTTGAAGGAAATGGACTTGACGAATCATCACATTTTTTCTCACGTCAATGAGGAGTATTTCTACAAGGGGCTTGAGCGGGCAAAGGTCGAGGGCCTGTATGTAGACCATAATGGCAGAATCGACCTGCACAAGCTCATCCAGCTTCTTTGGGGCACGTTCGCTGATGGCAAGTATATAATCATTCCTGACCATAGCGATAGGGCCAAGGTAGTGGATTTCATTAAGCACATGGATGCTGTTGCAATTGATGCAGTTGCAGAAATGATTATTGAGGCAAAACCTAAGCGAAAGAGCAGGGCAAAGCCAAAGGTAGAAATCGATCCTACTTTGGTAGACGCATCGGTAAATGTTGCTAATTAATTTTATTTGATAGGAGAAAATTATGCTTTTTACTAAGTATGATTCCGAAATAAGTAGGCTTAAAAGTAAAAAGGATATATTGGAAAATGAAATAATAAATTGTTCCTGTTGGTTTGGTGGTTTAGGTGAAAATACTTGACAACCATGCACTTTATGCCCTGAAAAAAGGGATAAATTAAATATTATAAATGCTAGACTTTTGGTATTATCTATCAAGAAATTGAAAATGGAGAATAAGTAATATGAAAGAAATATGTTGCAAGCAATTTCAAAAACTACTTGACCAAAACATATTTCAACCGTGCTATGATATTTTTATTATGAAAGGGAAAGAAAAATTAGTTGATGATGGTGATGGGTATAAAGATGATATGACGCCTGAATATGAAATGATATATTGTCCTTTTTGTGGAAAACAAATAGTATCAAAAAAGGAAAAGGTAAAATATAATAAAAGGAGAAAATAATATGGGTGGGCCAGGAAGTGGAAGGAAGAAAGGAGTAAAATCCCTTCCTAAAAAAGCAAATAAAACTGTAATGAAAAAACTTAAAGGACTTCAAAAAAATAGGAATATGGAAATGAATAAATTGGAAAAACATTTATCTGAAATGGCAAGGTCTGAGGGTATGGGAACAAATAGATATAAAGCTGGTAGTGATATGTTAGCAAAAATGAAATCTGTTAAAAGGATTAAATGATAGATTTCATCCGTCTACTGAAAGACAATAATATTGATTGCAGGCAAGAAGTAGACGGATGGCTTCAGGTAAATTGTCCTTGGCATAGCAATGGGACGCGGGGCTTCAAAGGTGGAATAAATATATCTGGTAATTACTATAATTGTTGGAACTGCGGGCAAAATTCATTAGAAAAAGTATTTTCAGAATTGCTTTCAATATCATTTTATGAAGCCAAGAAACTACTACAGGAATATGATACTGAAAGCAGGATCATACAAAAAGTAAAAAAGAAAGGTTTAGCAAAAAATATTGTATTACCAGGAAATGAAATTGTCAAGGATAGTAAGGCATGGAACTATTTATTGAAAAGGAGATTTGATCCACAACATCTAATTGACACTTATAAAATAAAAGATGGAGGATTAACAGGCGATTGGAGTTTCAGGATAATAATCCCAATAATAATAAATGGTAAAATTGTAAGCTATCAGGGCAGGAGTATTTTCAGTAAGGAAAAATGTAAGCAATTAGACATATTGCGCTATAAGACCTTGAATATTTATGATTCTGTTATAAATGCAAAATACACGTTTTATGGATTAGATGATTGCAAGAGTTATTGGATAGTATTAGTTGAGGGCCCATTTGATAGATGGCGATTAGGGCCTAATAATGTTTTAAGTACTTTAGGAACGTCAACATCAGAACAGCAAATAATATTGTTAGCAGAGCGATACAAGAAAGTAATATTTTTATTTGATAATGAAAAATCTGCTCAGGACAGAGCTAAAAAATATGGGCAACGATTGGCAGGATTAGGTATGGAAGTGGAAATATTCAATCCCGAGTTTGAACATGATCCTGGTGATTATAGTGTTAGCGAAGAAGCTGAGGTACGTTCCGAACTTGGCTTGGTAAAATAGCACTTTACATTTTTGTAAAAGGAGTATATATTATATGTATGGATTCATTGTGGTGGCAATGTATCTAAAAATTTACACGGAGGCTATGAGAATCCTTATTGGAGTGAACGCATTATCCGTGATGCGTGAAGGCCCACCAGCCCACTCCAATAAGGATTTTTGTTTTAATACAAAATGAAACCAAATAAGCCTGAAAATGCTATTGGATATATCTATATCACAACTAATTTAATAAATGGGAAAATTTATATAGGACAACACCAAAGATCATTTTTTGATAGAAAGTATTATGGTTCTGGGAAAGCAATACAAAATGCATTAAAAAAATATGGCAAGGAAAATTTCAAAGTAGAAATTTTATATTGGGCTAAAACAATAAAAAGAATAAATGAAGCAGAAATGCTTTATATAGAAATTTATGATTCAACAAATAGAAATATTGGTTATAATATTTCTTATGGCGGAGAACATAATATGAAAGGACTTCATCATACAGAAGAAACAAAAAGAAAAATGAGAATAGCCTCTTTATTAAAAGCGCCTGTGACGGAAGAAACAAAAAGAAGAGTTAGTGTCGCTGGGAAGGGAAGAAAACATAGTCCTGAAACTATCGAAAAGCTAAGAATTGCAAAAATAGGTAATACTTGGAATAAAGGAATAAAACGTTCTAAAGAAACAAGAATAAAAATGGGTAATGCAAAAAGAGGGTTTAGGCATTCAGAAGAAACTAAAATATTAATAGGGCTAAAAGGTAAAGGAAGAAAACATACAAAAGAAGAAATAGAAAAAATAAGTGCCGCTAGTAAGAAAATGTGGGAAACTAGAAAGAGAAAAAATGGATAAATTGAAATATCTGCCTTATCAAAAGGAAGCTATCAGATTCGTTGAAAGCCATAATGGTTATGCTATTATAGGGGATGATTGTGGAATTGGCAAGACGATGGAAGCTATCGGGGTTTCTGATTTAAGTTATCCAGGAAAATATATAATCATTTGTACTAAAAGTATGAAATTGAAATGGATGCGAGAATTGAAAAAATGGACGGGTAAGGACTCATATATAATTAATGGCGAAAAAGAAAAAAGGCTTCCTAAAAATTATGATTATTATATTATCAATTATCACATATTAGGAAGAGAAAATGCTGAAATTAAAAAAGAGGAATCAGCAAAAAAGAAATTAGCAACTGAAAACAACTTAACATATAAAATGAAATCTGTACCGGTAGAGGGTTGGTGGCAAAAAATATCTGAATTGGGTATTATAGGTATAATTATAGATGAAGCCCACAGAGGATTAAATAATCCTAAGGCAATTTGGACAAGATCAATTGTAGAATTATATAAAACAACTAAACCTAAAGTGTTTTTATCTTTGTCAGGCACCCCAATACGAAAAAGACCAAAAAACTTTTATACTATGTTACATTTAACTGCCCCTAATCTGTTTCCCAATGAATATAAATATTATTATCGCTATTGTGATCCAAAACATACAAGGTGGGGCTGGACATTTGACGGTTCCACAAATGAAGAAGAATTACATGAATTGGTTTCTAAAATAATGATTCGTAGAATGAAAGAGGACGTTCAAAGTCAATTACCAAATCATTTATCTATCCCTATTCCATTGGAATTATCATCATTAGAAGCTAAAGAATATATCAATGCACAAAATGATTTTATAGAACTATTGAATAAATCAGTGCAAAATAAGATTATAATTAAAAACCATATTTCTACTTTGAAACAATTGGCGTATATTTCAAAAAGAAATTCATTATTTGAATGGTTAGATGATTATTTATTAGATCATTCAAAATTGGTTATTTTCACTTGGCATAAAATTGTAATGAATGATTTAATGAGTAGATATGGAAAAATATCAGTAAAAATAGATGGCTCAGTTTCTAATGATAAAAGACAATTGGCGGAAGATAGTTTCAATACAAATAAAAATATCAATTTTTTTATAGGACAAATTGATGCCGGAGGCGAGGGCTTGACGTTGACTTCCTCTGATTCAGTTTGCTTAGTAGAATATCCTGATACACCGGGGCAAGTAAAACAAGCAATTGATCGTATTAGAAGAATCGGGCAAAAGGCATTACATTTATATCTTTATTTACCCTATGCTCCCGGTACGGTGGAAGAAGATATTATAAATGAGCTAGAAACAAGCTCTTCCAATGTTTCAATGATTCTTGATGGCAAAAAAAATAAAACAATATTCAATCATAGTTTTGATGATTGTATTATAAATAGGCTAAAAAATTGATAGATGAAAAACAGGAGGTATTGGGAAAATTGTTTGATGGAAAGGAAAAAGACAAGATATTCAACCAGAATAATATTATGCAGAATGTATTAAAAAATTTTGTTTAATGATATATAATATAGATAAGGAGAAACACATGAATATTTGGAGATGTGTTATAGATAGGGATTGGGGAATGCGAGGGGATAGACGACATTATGTTATTTATCTTGAAAAGAAATTACCCATAGATAAAATACAAAAAATGATTCCTAAATTTGAATTGGAAGAAAAATATGTTACATGGGATAAAATTAAAGTGTCTGATTTTAATAATTTTACTATTTATGAAGAAGAAATAAGTCATTCATAAATGAACTATATCGTAACCATATCCAAAAATATGTTCACATATTATCTGCAAAAAGTTGTTTCATATAAGCGTTCAAAGGTTATTTTGACAATTGATATAGAAAAGGCATATAAATACGTTTCTGAGGATACTTCTATCAAGGCATCGAATAGTTTCAATGGTGAGGTTATAGTAATATGAAAGAAACTGGAATTATTGAATTTAAACCTTGTCCATTTTGTGGCAAAGAAGCGGATTTTGTTGGTTATAGAATAAATTATGAAACTGGACAAGATATTGGATATACAATTGGTTGTTCTGGGAAGTGTGGAATTGAGTTGTCTGCTTCTACATATGCAATAATGAAACGTAAATGGAATAGACGAGTATGAAATATCCATTTGGTGCTATCAAGGACGGAAGGCGAAGGGATATATTTTCCATAATCATTTTTGGCTTTCCTATTGTAGCTTATTTCATTGTCAATTTTAGGGAACCAGGAAGAAG